CGCCTATTGGTTTTTCCAGCATGGTCAGCTTGTCCACTGACCTTGCACGTGCTTACGGCGCCTCCAGCAATTTGCTGTGGCGATATGCCCGAGCCGCTGCCTGTGAAGGTTTGTCATTCTTCACAGATAGTTATTCTGCCTTGACAATTTTCATTAAATCTTTTGAATTAGCAGCCAATATTAGAAGATTTTTATCATTAGGCACTAACATAGTTGCAAATTATTTCACACCCATTGTTTGTGGTTATGTGATGTACAGACTATGTGTGAAACTATATAATTTGTATGTAGCTTTCAAATTTGAATCCATCAAAAACACCGCGAGACGACATAACATTGATGAAATACTCATACCAAGGGTTGTGCGGACCATTGCTAGAGCAGGTGATGAGTTGTTAGATGATGCTGATCCCGATGTTGATCTAGATGTAGATCTTCATTTTAAGGATCTGATGCATGAAGTCGGAAACTGTGATAAGATGGAACCTGATGATGATGTTGGAGGAAAACAACCTAAATTTCAAAGAACCTTCCTGATTAAAGAATTTCATACTGTTGAATTCAATAGAGTTTACTCTGTAACTCCTTTGAATCAAGAAATTCTGCCAACTAATGAAATGTTCGATGAGCGAGCTGATGCTAACTCAAATGGACCTTTAAGAAATATGGATCCGCAAATTCAAGTTTTTGAGGAGAAACAAATTAAGATTGCACCATATATTTACCAATTAGAATGCTTTGGCTGTTTAATAAGCATTCCTGTACCTAATTTAACTAAGATTATGGAAACTAAACGGTTGTTGTATGTTTCTAAAGAATTAGGTGTTAATGCGCGCTCTTTAAAAATAATTGATGTTAATAGGACTTTTGATATCAATTATGGATGTGTTACCTCACATTTGAGTTATTCTTCTGCAACTAACGTACAAAAGAAAAATTTATTTGTGAATGCAGATGTTTTTTCCGATACACGTTCATTTTTAATGCATTATTATGGTTTGTTGAAAACGAGACAACAGTACACTTCAGGTTATGGTACTGATTATGAATTATTAATATCTCAGTCTAAAAATTTTCAGCAAGGGGTTTCTGGCTTGTCCAATACGGATATAGAGCAGCTGAAGTCGGAATCCCACTCCTCAATTTACCAGATGTAACATATAAGATGTTGTGGTATAGGTTTAAAGAGAAACCAAGACAATTGATGGGTTGCTCTTTAGGATGTCATTATGTTGGTGCGGCAAATCCGACTCCTGATATTTCTCATCAGCCTTCTGCGGCTATGGGTTGTGTCAAAAGAGTTGCTGCAAAAATGCCTGAAATAAACCGTGCTTTATTGCGAAAATTGAAAAGATTTACCGATAGGTTCATGAGGAAGTGGTTTCCTCATGATCAATTTTCTTGTGATGAAGAGTTTGATTTTTATGAATGGATAGAACAAACTAGGTATCCTCAATATAGGAAAATGGAACTAATTGAGGTATATAAGAAACTAATTGCAAAAGGTTATTCAAATAATCAAGCCTTCTGCAAGTCCTTCATTAAGTTTGAGTCTTATACAGAATTCAAACATTTTAGAGGGATATACTCCAGAACCGACGAGTATAAAGTTCAGGTAGGTCCAATGTTTACGAAGATATCAGAGCGAGTCTTCAATAAAAACTGGTTTATTAAGAAAATACCTGTAGATAAGAGAGCTGAATGGTTATATGAAAAATTTAGAAATATGAATAATATCTATTGTACAGATTTTAGTTCATTTGAAGCCATGTTTGTGGCACCATTGATGAGAGCTGTCGAATTTAGAATCTATAATTATTTTCTTAAGCATAACAAATACCACGATTTCTTTATGAAACGGTTAGATGTAATGTATAAATTAAATAAGATCATGTTTAGAGAATTCATGATTGAAATCAAAGCCAAGAGAATGTCAGGAGAAATGAATACCTCTCTCGGTAATGGATTGACGAATCTTATATTAAGTCATTTCATTATTGAAAATAAGGGTGGTACGATATATGAGTCTGCATTTGAGGGCGATGATGGAATTATAAGTGCTAGTTTTTTACCAACCTCCGAGGATTATAAGTTACTTGGAGCTAGTATAAAGATTGAAATACCCAATTCTTTATCTGAAGCGTCCTTTTGTGGGCAAGTGTTTGCTGAAGAAGCTAAAGATGTTGTTTGTGACCCTTTGGAGGTCCTCGCTTCTTTTGGTTTCTGTGGGCAAAGATATGCCAAATCGAAACGATCAGTTTTGGATAAATTATTATGTGCTAAATCTTTATCATATTTATATCAATATCCTGGTTGTCCCATAATTAAGAGTTTAGCTGTTATGGGACTGCGATTAACTAAACATATTGACTGGAATGATGCATTGATGATGCATTATAATTCTTGTGTTAATACTTGGGAAAGAGACCAAGCTAAAATATTGCATAATGAAGTTAATCGTAGGAAAAATGATATGTGGGAATTAATAAATAAACCCATACATTTTTCAACTAGAATTTTAGTACAGAATAAGTATAATATATTAATTCAACAACAATATAAATTTGAAGAATATATCAATGCAATAAATCATCTGCAACCCTTAGAATTTCCAGAATTCTTAATGTTATATAACAAAGATCAACGAAAATATTATGATGATTATTGTGTAGAGTGTGTTGATAGACGTGATGTAAGTTTTAAAATACCTAGCTTGGCTAGATCTAAAATTTATATCACGGCTGAACAATACATTCTATATTAATCTAAGTATGTTCAATATCTCCTTTCTTGATCCACTTCGACTCGGTGGATAAAATGAGAGAATAGCACAATTAAAACCAACCGAAATGTGCCCGGATGTGCGGGGTCAAACATGATTAATTGTTCCACGTCCAATGGAAACTAAAATTACTCAAGCTGAAGAGATATTGAACAAATGTCAATCGAAGACCAAACTTACACCAGAGGGGAAAGAGTGGTTGATTGCTGTTTTGGATCCGTTACATGACACTAAATTGTTGTGTAAAGGGATGCCCGATAAGGAAGTCGCGCCATCTGTAGTTGAACCTGTACCATCCACAGTGAAAATTGTGAGTCCGTACGCTTCAGACCAACAATGGGGATTTCATATATACTTAGATGACTTTGCTATAGGATCACAAAGTCAATATGGCCCTAATGATAGGGCACAAGGTGATGTTCTTTACGTTGACACTACAACTAGTGGAACGGTGACAAGAAAAATGCCTTATGGTGGACTTAATATAGTCTACTTTAATGAAACTGCTGGTGGAACTGCTGACAATTGTTATGATGCACCAATTCAACCAAGTGGAACTGTCAATTTGACTGACCAACGCTCATTAGACCCTAGTTATTATTATGGGAAAAATCGAGTTATTGGAGCAGGGTTAGAAATTGTTAACACGACTTCTGAGCTGTATAAAGCTGGATCATTGTTGGTGTATGAAGAGCCAAGAATTAGTCGTGATATAACATCCCTCTCCATGGTCCAAAACTCCTCCGGAGGAACAACTTATAAGTCTATAAGTACAGTTATAGAAACTGCCACACCAAGGGGTGTTCAGGATGCTATTAAGTTACCCGGATCTAAACAGTGGGATGCAGCAAAAGGCTGCTATTTTGTCCAAACAATGTCAACAACTGACAATTATGCAGCGATGCCAGAAGTCTTGGCAGCTGCGTTTACAACCGATCAAAGTAAATGGCCAACTGTGGTACAATCTGATCCAGTCATAACTCAACCAATATACTCACCTACGGGAACGGCAGTGTCTTATGGTGGTTTTGTGGTTGGATCATATAATTTTAACCGCAGGAAGCCCTTTAACAAGAAAGGTTGTATTCTATCTGGATTAACCCCACAATCCACATTTACAGTAAATTGGATGGAGATAATTGAAAAGTTCGTGTCTACGCAGGACACAGTTTTATTAACTTTTGCAACACCTTCTCCAGCAGAAGATCCCCTAGCAATTGAAGTATATACAAAAATAGCTAGAGATATGCCTGTTGGTGCACATTTTGATGAAAATGATTTTGGCGATTGGTTTATGGGAATAGCGAAGGCGATAGGTATAGCTGTGGGCATACCTCCCTTTATGACAAATGCTGTCGGTGAGTTTGTGGGAGAACTCACTGGTAAATCAACCGTCAACTCAAATAACAAGAAGTTAGTCCCGTCTTCTTATGAAATTCAAAACAAACCTGGCATTGAGCAAAGGCTTTTGAATGAAAACAATAAATTGTTGAATATGCTAGCTAATCAAAATAGTGATAGAATGCTACCTAATCAAAAACAAACACAAAAACAGAAAAGTAATAATATGACTAATAAAAATAAGCAAAAACAAATGTCAATAAGACCGACAAACATGAATGTTTTAGGCAACACATTGACAAAGAAAGAGATAGCTTTATGGAAAGAAATGGCTAAGAAATTATAATGTCAGCTGCACTCAGTGAAAACTTTAGGCTACCAGACAATTGAGGTTGGACTCTCAGTTGTTTATACCTCCGGTGCCGCAAGGGTGAAGGCGAATCAACATCGGCTGGTGAGTTAAGGTTAGACTAGACTGCCCGCTAGGAAGATAAAGTTTTCACAGGGAACTCTCATTATAATTATTACCAAAATATTCTACAAAATAAATAAAAATCAATTAATATATTAATTGAGCCTTCCATAGTGGTGTACTATGGTTTTCAGTGGTTAATCTGAT